TTCCTGCATCATCTATCCCACCTCAAAAATCTCCGCTGTGCAGACCCAGCGGTCTCCGAAATTGTCCCCTTCGATTTTGATTTTGCTCACACGGAAAACCCCCGAAGCCTTTTTGCTCTCCAGCTTGATGTAATCGTTTACGCCGATCGCAGCGTTCATCAGGTAGGTGATCTCCCATCCGATTTGCGTCTTGTTTTCTTCGCTGTTGGCAGTGGCATTGCCGGAGTTCTTCTCGCCTTTGGTCAGCTTTTTCGGCACGTCCACCAGACCGGTCTTTGGACTGAGCAGGAACGCCCGCATGTTGATCGGCTCGTTGGGGCCGCGCACCTGCAAAATGCCGTTCTGGATGCTCCAGACCAGCCTATTGGTGCCGCAGATCCGGTCCAGCGTGTCCTTGCCGGGACCGACAAAGCTATAGCTGGGCAGGTCTACGAAAGCGGCCCGCTCGCTGAACACCACCGGAAGTCCCATCTCGCCGGCGACCGCCTCAATGACCGTTTTGGAGTTTACCGCTGACAGATAGGACAGGGTGACATAGGTGTCCCGCAGCTCCTTGCGTCCGTCGAGGACTTCCAGGTCTGTGCGGGTGTCCGCCCCATCGGTTTCGGTTTCCACATTGATGACTGTGCCGACAAACAGCAGGGGCATAGAGCTGCCATATCCCGCCTTTAGGGTGACAACACAGTCCTTGCGGTTCAATGTGGCAAGGTGGGCAGGCGAGAGGTTCCACAGGCTGATCTTTGCCGTATTGGGGCTTTGCACGTCCGCCTTTTCCAGCGAAAAGCTGATATGCAGCGGCATGGGGGAGCCCGCGCCGATCTCAAACCCGATTCCGCCCGCAGCGCCCGCCGAAAGCCGGTACTGCCGGTCCCACAAATCCATATATCATCCCTCCAAATCTGAATTGGGAATAAAGACAAAACGCGCTCTGCCATCCAAAAACGCCCGGCGCCCGATCCGGTCCAGATCGGAGAGCACGCCAAATGTCCCGTCCGGCAGGCCGCTGCATGGGTAAAAGAAGTTCAGCGGCGAGTTTGGTACCAGCTTGATCCCCGTCGCAAGCGGGCGCTGCTCGCCGTCATAAAGTCCAAACGTCCAGTAATCCCCCGCGTCGTTGTAGGTAAAGCGGATGAGGTATTCCGTATTGTTCAGCACAACGCGCGAAAAGCTGTCGTGCAGGTCGGGCGGCATAATGATCGTGGTCATTTCATCTCACCACCCTTTCATCCATTCAAACATTCCTTCAAGCGCTTCCTTTGCCATATTTCCAGCACCGGATAACGTCGAACAGGCTTTCTGGGAATCAGCCTTTTGCTGGTTCTGCCCGCTGGCCGAGGTGTTGGAGGTCAGCGGCGCGGTGGATGCAGTTCCGGCATTGGCCCCGGTCTCTCCGCTTTTCCCGTAGGACGCGGGGATGGCCGTCGTTTTGGAGCCGACCTTCACCACCTGCTTGAGCTTCATTGTGACCTGCATCGAACTGCCGGTGTCTGCCGAGTAGGGCAGGGACATGCTCTCGATCGCCATGTTCCGGTATACGCCCCGGAAGGTGGTAAGCGTGACCAGCTCCCGCTTCTCATACAGGCTTTGCAGCTTCCTTGCGACCTCTTCCACCCGGCCCCTGCCAGCCCCGTGACGCCTGTAGAAGGTCACGGGGGCGGCGGAGAGCATAGCGGTGACGTCGATCGTCATCGGCTTTATGATGATGGTATCCCCCACCGAATAGCCGTCCTCCACCGGGTATTCCGGCGCCTGTGCTTCATAGTTGCGCCCATACGAGATGAGCGCATCAAATTCGATATTGTTGATGCTTGCCGGCTGCGGCTTCTGTGCCATACTCTGTCACCTCCCGGTAGCAAGCGCGCGGGCCATCTGCGCGGTGGTATCTTCTGCGGTTTTTCCCATGGCTTTGGCTCCCTCTGTCTGGGCGGCGCGGTCGCCGCCGTGGAACTCGTTGCGGATGTTGTTGGTCTGGTGGACGTTGGTGGTCCGGCTCCCGCCCCCTACAGCAGACCATGCGGTGGTCGGTTTTACAGTCATATCCCCAAACGCGGACATATCGCCCGCCAGCGCACTGATTGCATCCAGCACCCGCGGCGCGTTCGCCCGGATTCCCTTGGCCAGCCCAGTCATAAAGTCGGGCATCCAGCTTTCATAATCGGTGAGCGGCCCCTCGTCCGGTACCGAGAAATGCAGAAACGATTTAATCTTGTCCGCTACGCCGGATACCGCGTCCGTAACCGCTCCGATCTTCTCCTGAATGCCGCCCACAAGGCCGTCCATAAAGTCCCGGCCCCATTGCAGGGCTTTCTCCGGCAGGGAGGTCATAAATTCGGCCACGGCGTTGAACCCGTTGACCAGTGTGTCCCGGATGGCGTTGATGATATTGCCGAAACAGTTGTAGAGGGTCGCCCAGATCGCCATAAAGTTGTTGACGATCCCCATCCAAAGCCCTTCAAAGATCGTCTTGATCCCCTGCCACGCGGTTTCCCAGTCCCCGGTGAGCACCCCGCGGATCAGGTCGATCACCCCCTGCACCACCGTCAGGAACGCGGTGAGCAGCCCGCCAAGGAAGTTCCAGAGGATGCGGAACTGGTTGCTGATCTGCCCGCCCCATGTGTCCCAGAATACTTTCAGGGCGTTGAAGATCGCGACAGCGACCGCTTTCAGACGGGTAAAGATCCTGGACAGGGCGTCCGCCAGTTTCTTCGCACGCCCTGATAAACTGTCCGAGGAGCCGGTAAAGATGGCAAGTACCAGCTTCCACAGCGAAGAAAAGATGGATGTAATCTGTCCTCCCCAGCGTTCCCAAAACGCCCGCAGGCCGTCAAAGAACGCGCCCCCCACCTTTTTGATGTTTTTCCATGCAGAGAGCAGAAACCCCGTGAGGAAGTCCCATGCGGCCTGAATCGCCTTCCGGGCCTTGTCCGCGTCAATTCCGGCCTTTTCAAACAACGAGCCAATTACGCTGTCATTGCCCTTCATGAAGTTGATAAAATCGTCCACAATCAGGAGCAACGCTACGACCACTGCGGCAATCGCCATAATCTTGAGGTTGGCCCCCTTGAGCAGACCGCCGATCCCGCCCAGCGTGCTTTTTGCAGTTTTCAGAAACCCGATGATCTTGTCCGCTTTCAGGGCGACAAAGATGCCCGCAGAGACCGCGGCGACCAGCTTGAGCAGGTTGCCGTAGCCGCCCACCAGCTTGGCGAGCCGTTCGACATACCCGATCATTTTATGGAGCCCAGCCATCCCTTTGGAAAACGCCTGCACCATGAACCTGCCGATGTTTTTGGTAAGCCCGGTCGTGCTGTTGATCTGGTCCAGCCAGTACCCCCATTGGTTCCGGATGTTGAGCAGTGCGTCGGAGATACTGAAATCCAATTCGTCAAACTTCCGATTGATCACATCGGCATTAGAGACAAACGCATTTTTTAGGTCCGCAACCTTCAGCGTCCCATCTGTCGCCATTTTGGAGAGGTCCTCTTTGGCCACTCCAAGACTTTCCGCGATCATGTTGATCGCGTCTGGGGCCTTTTCGTAAAGCTGGTTGATGGTTTCAGAATCCACGATCCCCTTGGCAAACGACTTGTTGATCGCTTCCTGAAGCCCGTTGATCTCCTCCTGGCTCTTGCCGGTGGATTTGAACAGCTTGGTGGTGAGCGCGGCAAATTCGGCCGCCTCATCCACCGAACCGAACAGGTCCGGGCTTTCCTGCACCAGATTGCTTACGATCTTCGCGGTATCCTGATAGGAGGAGCGTATTTCACCCGACACAGCCAGAATTTTCTGCTGGATTTCCGCCTGATCTCCAAGGTCCCGCGTGGCGTTGCGGATCATGTCGTTTACGCCATTAAATTCCTCTGCAAGCTCATTCATCCGGACAAACGAGAACCCGATTCCAATGACCCCCAGCGTTTTCACCGCCATGCTGCGGATCCCCTTGAGGGTGCTGACCACCTTTTGGTGCGCTTTCTCATCCACCTCCGGTTTTACCTGGGGTTTCAGCGGCTTTTTCAGGAATGCGGCCAGCTTCCCCCATGCGGCAGAGATTTTCCCGGTCTTTTTCTGGAATGCTTCGGCCGGCGGCGGGAGGTTTTCCAGCGCTTCCTCCTGTTCCCGGATACGCTCGGTGGTTTCCTCTACCGCCTCGCTGGCCTGTTCAAAACCCTCTTTCAGTTGCTCCGCTTCGGAGGCCGCTGCTGCGGTCCCCTCCCGCACCACCTCCGCGGCTTGCTGAACTGTTTCCCGCACAGTCTCGTATGCTTGGGCCGCCTGTTCCATACCCGCCTGCAACGGCCCGGTATTAACCGCTTCAAGTGCGGCCGCAGCGGCCTGTTTCAATCCCCGGACAGCTGCTTCCACCTTTTTTTCGGACTGCTCATCCACCTCAAATCCGAGAGAGACGAACAATTCACGCACCGTCAAGAACCGTCCCTCCCTTCCCCGGCTTCGCGCCGCCGCGCGTTTTCGATGTCAATGTCCATCCGGTGCAGCGCATAAAGTTTCAGGGCTTCGTCAAGCGTGTAGCATGTTTCCAGCTCCCACTTTGACGCAAGCCCTGCCTTTATCAGCGTATACAGCCGCAGCTCTAATTCGCTGAACCGGCTGCTGTCGAAGGTTCCGTATTCGTCAAGGTCGATTGCAGTTTCTCGAAAGCACCTCCAAACTGGGTTTGCAGTTTCCTGAAAAAACCCGAGAAATTCAGTTGGATCACCCGGAAGGCCAGCAGGAACATCTCCTGCACCTCGCGGCAGAACAGTTCATTTGCAAGATCCTCGGTGAGAATCTGCGCGTCCTCCTTTCCCTCGACATCCACCGTGATGTTCCGGTTTGCGGTCAGCAGCTCCTTCATCAGCCGTTCCAGCTTGTCGCCCGAGAGAGACTGGAACGCCTGCACGATCGCGGGGACCGCATCCGCTGTATCTGTGTCGTTGACGGCCAGCGCGGCGATCGAAGCCAGCACCGGCCCGGCGACCGCGGAAAGCTCCCCGGTCATGCGCACCGCCTTAAACGCGGGAAACGGCCGGAGATAAAACATGTTCTCTCCGACCTGCACCTCCTGTACCTCCGCCTGTTTTACCACATGTGCATACATCCTTTACACCTCCATAACCCCTGCGCCGGTGTCGATCTCCCACGAACGGTTTGCTGTGGCCTTGCCCCTCACAAAGTCAGGGGGCTTGACCACCCATGCCTCGTCCGCGTGGAAAATCTCCCCGCCGCGCAGGTCTTTAATCAGGACCGGGAACATCCCCTCGCAGGTATCGTCGTCATAGGCCCGCATGGTTTCCAAAAATTCATTCGTGGGGGAGGTCTGCTGGATTACCAGCGTCAGCTTATACTGGCTGTTGGGATCCATACTGCGCTCGATCGAGCCGTCGCACCCCACGTTGGACGCGACCCCGTCCCCCTGCTTGGCGATGGTGATAAAGCTGTCGTCCGCCGTACCCACCACCATATGGTTCCCAAACGTGATAATCACCTTCCGGCAGTCATAGGTCCTGACCCGTTTTGCCGCTGCTTTTGCCATCTGTTACACCTCCGGTTCATAGGCAAGCGTGCCGTAAACATTCACCACATGGATTGCCCCGGCCAGCCGCGCATGAAATTTGCATCCGCCGAGCACCCGGGATGCCCGGTCCGCCGCAGTCAGATTTGCGGCCAGCGGCACCGTCACGGTAAACCCGGGGATCAGCTTGCCGTCCTCGTCAAACTCATCCGGCGCAATCCCGCCCTGCCGCTGCCCTTGTGTCAGGCTGGCGATCATCTGGTTCTGCACCAGCGAAATCCCCTCATCGGTATAGGGAATTTTCGGATGGGTGTACAGAAGGTTGAAAAGCCGGTACTGCATATCGTTTTTGAGCCAGTCCCGGAAGCGGATCACGTCAATCCACTCACCGCCCAACGTTTTCCCGCCCTGCGTGACGTTCTTTCCAGCATAGGTGGTGTAATAGTTGATGTTCTGTTCCTTCATATCCTGCATGTCGGTGCCGGTCAGGCTGGCGGGTTCGATCAGGTTCAGTGTCTTCAGCGCCCAGGTTTCAGAGCCGGGTTCATAGTTGAAGCACTTGCAGAACCATGCCACATGGGCATATTTTGTGGTGTCCGGTGTGCTGTCCGCGCTATCCTCCCCAATAGACGCATAAAGTGCGAACGTTCGCATATAGGCGCTGGTGTCCAGCGGCTTTCCAGTGGACTGCACAGGGAAGCCGAACAGCTTTTCATTGGCCTCTGTCCAGTCGGCGATTGCCTTGTACTCCTCCGGATCAATCCCCGCCGGCGCAATTCCGTACCAGCCTGTCCTATTCAGCGCCCGATCCAGCGTATCCGCAACCGGTTCAAGTGTGGTCGGTGCATCCTCTCCCGCCTGACGCGGTTTCTGCACCGCGATCATGATTTTAGGCGGCTGGGGCGACTGGGCAAACGCCACATTTGCCGCCGTATAGATAGGATCGGCAGGCGGATCCCTGTCCTCGGGGGGCCATCCGGCCTCCCTCACCGCCCTCAGGGAGGTGTAAAACCCGACGTCCG